AGATTCATTTTCTTTAAGCATATCAATACTTAAAACTCTTGTCTCATCCCAAGTATATGTGTTGAATATGTTTCTCTTAAAATTTTCAATAATATTTTCTACAAAATTTTCTTCTATCTCAATTTGGGAAATGTAGATCATCTAAAAGGTTCTCCAATATTCCAACTGACCAAAGAATTTCTAATTCCTTTGGTAACTTTCCTAACTCTATGATAAACAAATGCTGGAAAAACAATTAGAGATCCTTTGGTGTCTAATTCTTTTGCTACACATGTTTCTGTTCTATTGAAATGAAATTCTAATTCACCACCTTCAAATTCTGATGGATCGTTTAGTAGTAATGTTGTAGAAAGTTTTCTATACTTTCCTCGCATTTTTTCATTTGTATCATCTTCTGGATATGTATAATGATGCTGGTCTGGGTGCCATTCATAGAACTGTCCCTCAACATATCTTGTGTACTGAAGTGTTTCTGTGTAGTCCCACTCAAAGTTCCAACCCGCCATTTCATTGGCACGATTGATGTATGGTTTTAATAAATTATAAATCCATGGTTCATCTATCCACGAAATATGTGAGTTTCTTGTTTTGAAAAGATCTTCGTAATCTTCTTCAGTGTACTCTTCTAGATCTTTTTCTGTGTGTCTATTAATCTCTCCCAGTTTATGAGATTGATTTTCTCCCATAGCAATAATACGATCGCATATTTCTGGTTTAATAGCATTTCTAAAATACCAGTAATTGTATTTTAAATTCATTCAACCCCCATTATATTGAGTATAATCAAAATCTTTTAATTTATAAGTATACCATCCAGTACAAACATATTTAGTTTCAGTTCTAGATGGCACTCCTCTGTGAGTATGGGTCCAGTCTGTTGGCCATATAACAGTTAGACCTTTTCTTGGTTGAATTTTTATTTGTTGATAATACCATTCTGTTTCTCCCTCATCATATACAGTATTGAGATACGTCATGAACACGAGATGTCTTAAGGGAACTAAATCACCACTGGAAGATCTTTCTGTGTGCCATCCATAAAAACCTTCATTTGGTTTGTATTTTTGAATATTAAAATTTGTATTTAATCCCCATAATGAATGATTAATAGAACACCAAGAAAATTTTTCAGTATACTTGGAACAAACTGTAGATAAAGCATCCAAATAATCTTGAACTCTTTTATCTGGGTCTGATGGTATTACTGTGATATCAGTAGATGTTTTAAATTCTTTGTTAACACCATTTCCAATCTCTCCTGGTTTTTTAGAAGGTGATTCTTCAAAAAATGATATAAGACCATCGCAAATACTTTCATCTATATACCAACCAGCAATAAAATTTGGAGATTTTTCGGGAACAATAAATTCTTTCATAATGATAAATTAAAAGATAATGCTATTTTTTCCTCGCATTTCTGTTTTTCTGTTCCATGCATTGTATCACTAGTAAAGAGTAACATAGATCCAGGGATGCATGAATATTCACAATACTGGTGATTATAATTATTCCATACCTCTGGATCTGGAAGCATGGTTGGTTTATTAAAAAATTTTATTCTTTCATTGATAGAACTTTTTACATAATACACTCCAGATAATAAAGATCCGTTGTGATTATGTGGAAAAATATAATCACCTGGATAACTAATATTTGCCCAACAATTATCAAAATGGAGATTGTCTAAATTTAAATATCCAATCTCTTTGAGAAATGCTTTAGAAGACTCATATATTACTTTACGAAGATCTTTTAGTTCGCAAACTTCGAAGATATTATTTCTGGTTTTGTGTGTTGAGTCAATATTTTTCAATCCATCTCTGATAGTTCCTACATCAGAAATAGCATTTTTTATTTCTTTCTCATAAGAAGAAAGATTGTCGTTTAAAATATTGGGTTCAAAATAAATTGCTGTTGGAAACCAAACATTAATCATTGAATCATAATATAGAATTCAGTAATATTTATTCTGGTGCAGTTTCCCACATTTTAGTCTCTTCATTATACTGGTAAGCTGATGAAGAGAGAATAACAGCATCCGTTTTTACATATGTTTTTCTTGTGTTATCCCAGTACCATCCAGAAGGATTTTTTGAAGAATTTACACTATAATCTGAACTATCGGTATATTCAAGAGGATTTCCTTGGTTATCTGTAGTTTGATTTGACTGAAATGGGTATTCCCAATGACAAGTTTCCTCGTCTAAAACAGTATGAAATTCATTTGGTCTTTGAGGAATAAAGGCATCCCTTTCGTAATCATACTTTCCACCTATAGAAGCGTAGTTTTTTCTACAACATTCTTTTGTATCAAAAATTGGATCTTGTGGAACTCCGTCAATTGGTTCTGGTTGAATTCTGTGTCTTCCTTTACAAGCATTATATGAAGTTTGTTTGTAATCATAATCAGATCCAAACAAATTTTGTAAAAACGCGCAACCAACTTCGTCACATTCATGACCTCGTTCATCGCAGCAATCGTAATCTGCTACTTTTAAGACAGAAACTACTGTGCCAAATTGATCGATTTTTGCAAAATGTGCCATTTTTCTTACTGGAATTTATATTTAACAATTACAACGCCGCCGCCACCATTACCACCTTTTGGTTCTGGATAGTTGCGAGGGTCTTGGTCAGCAGCACCACCACCGCCTCCACCAAGACCATTAGATCCATTATTACCATTTGCAGTGGGAGATAGAGCTCCTGATCCTCCACCGCCATTTCCTCCGTTGGGAGCATGAGGTCCTCCTGGATAATTAGCTCCGCCGCCACCGCCACCATAGGTAACAGGACTACCACTAATAGCAGAAGTATAACCGTTACCACCTCTTGCTGGACCAGAATTTGGTCTATTGTATCCTGCCTGTCCTGCTTCACCAGCACCGCCACCGCCGCCAGAAGTTCCGTTTTGTGATGTAGCACCTGTTCCACCAGGAAATCCTTGTCCACTGATACCAGAACCCCCAGGACCTTCTCCAGCACCATCAGTACCGTTTCCACCACCAGAACCACCACCATTTCCAGGCTTATCTTGCTGACCTCCTCCGCCACCTCCAGTAGCTACTTGAGTTCCAAATCTACTATCAGCTCCGTTAGCTCCAATATTATTACCAGTACCACCAGTACCACCACCACCAACAGCAATTTGATATGATCCAGCAGAAATGGCATAGTTATAACCATCAGTTCTCAAAACACCGCCAGCGCCACCGCCGCCGCCAGATCCAAAGTTATTGAAATCTCCAGAAGCAAATCCGCCACCACCGCCACCACCTGCAACGATTAGGTAATCAATAGTATTACCGAATGGTTGAGTTGAATCTCCAACAGCATTTACAACAAAAGCAGATGCATTGTTAAAGGTGTGAATTCTAAAATCTCCATCGTTAGCAATTGCTCCACCAGCGGCTTCGATGAATCCACCTCCAGCACCAACTGCTGCTTTCCATTCTGTTCCATCCCAAACTTCTACACCACCCTCTTCGCTGTTGTAGATCATAAAACCAGCAGAAACACTTAGAGCATTTCTTTGTGCATTGGTATATGATGGGAGATTGAGACTTCCTGTAATATTTAAAGTCCCTGCATTTAATGTAGACATAGTTTTTTATTGACGTTGTGTTTCTTGCCAGAGTAATGCTCCATCATCATTTGGAGCATAAACATAGATTTTCCCATTCTCTCCAAAGCAAATTGCACCTTCTTCTGCTGCTGGCATAGCACCAACTGGAAAAATAGGCAATTGCACACCAACCGTGGGATTCGCGGTATTGACAGTTAATTTTCCTGTGCTCATTTTAAGAAATGGCTTGGTCGTTTCTATTTATAACCATTACTATAAAATACTCCAAACACCACCAGAAGAAATAGTTATTGTTGTTCCACTCTGAATTTCTAGTGGACCAATAGATGCCGCATTATCCGAACTTGCAATAGTTACATTTTCGGAAATAGTTTTTCTATTTCTCTTGATGATTCCATAAGTATCAACATACTGTTTATCACCATTAGCGTACATGACACTAGTGTTCTGACCAGAAGAGAAAGTGGAACCTTCAATATTAAATGAAGCAGGAATAACCGTTGATCCAACTGTGGTTGTACCTAAATGTAAGGTGTATGTTGGATCTGTCTTGTTAATACCAACTCTTGATAGTCTGTAGATATCTGTGGTATTAGATGCTTCTGTCCAACGAGAAGTTACAAACTCTTCGTTATTCTGGAAGAACTGACCATTGAGGTTCATATCTCCCTGAACATTGAGGATATATTCTCTCTGAATTGGAGAAGCACCGCTGTTATCTGTGCCAGAGAATGTGGTAGTGTTAATACCAACTCTATTATTTGATCCTTGGATAGCAAGGGCGGGTGTTCCCTTCCATGTAGTAGCACCCTGAGAACCATCGTTAGCGGTAATCTCGAAGATGTCTCCACCAATCAAGTTGTTACCAACACGGAAGTTGCTCAACTGAGAAGGACCACCAGAAACAAGACCACCAGTTGCACCTAAGAAGTAAATAGGAGCATCATCATTATTAGCAGTTGTTCCAAGAGTTAAACCTTGGATGCCGACAATCATGTTGTCAACATAGAGACCATTGTTAGAACCACTGTTCTGAATGGTGACTCCACCAGTTCCACCAACAACCAAACGGTTATTGGAGTTAGTTCTCATGACGATATCTCTATCATCTGCTCTGCCATTTAGAACTAAGTGTCCACCTTCTCCTGGGAAAGCACCACCACCATTACCATCACTTACCCAAATCCAAGTATGGGTTGTATCATCCTTATAATCATTTCTAGAATCTAGATATAAATGATGTATTCCTCTGGTTCCTTGGAGTCTGAGAGCAGCAACAGTGCCACCCTTAACATCCAGTGAAAGTCCAGCAGTTAGAGTTGTGCCAACATTGATACCAACATTATCTTGCGAAGCATCAACAAATAGTGTATCTGTATCAACTGCGAGATCTTCTGCAACAGTGATGTTGCTTAAGAAGTCTGCTCTACCAGAAACGCTAAGTGCCTGATCTGTCGCTGGAACGTTTATAATTCTCAAACGTCCAGTCATATCATCGCCGCCCTTGAGGACGTTCATTGAAGCTTGACCAGTTAATATACCAGTTCCTGTCGTTCCTAATGTGATTGCACTAAATGCAGCAGCACCAGTTGAGTTTCTGATAACTGCTTCGCCATTTGAAGTTGTAGTATAATTGGAACCACTAAAACCAGTGCTAAATCCTACATTACCTTCATTCCAAACTTTATTTCCATTTACTGTAAATAAATCATTAGTGCCTACCTTGAGTTCAAGTGCTCCACTACCATCTGCAGAATTTCCACCCGTAGCAATGAATGCTACGTTGTAGTTTGTTGCTGCAAGTTGAGAAGATCTGAAGTAAATTGATGGTGAAGAAGCAATTCCATCTGCTCTTCCCACAGTAAGGAGAGCATTTCCAGAATTACTTTCTGCAGAAATTACTTGATATGTTCCATCAATATCACCGTCTGCATTATCATCTACCTGTGCGACGTTCCAGTCTTGGAATCTATAAGAGTTACCAACACCACCAGTACCAATAAACTCTGCGTCAATAAAGGAATCAAAATCACCAGATGTTAAACTACCAGTGATAAGAGTGTAGTTGTTGGCAGCATCATTAACATCTTGTCTTGGTTCTACCTTTGTGATGTTGACAGTTCCTCTAGCAACACCACCAGATGTATAAAGATTTACTGGAGTTCCTGATTGGAAGGGTGCAGAATTTAATAGTTCATCTCTAACAAGAATAGAAACTCTTACAGAACCAGTCCAATCCATAACACGTAGTTGTGTTAGGAAATCTTTTGATCTTTGGAGAGTTGCAATTCTATTGGTACTGAGAATACCAAAGTTCATGTTTTCGCCAGTTTGATACCATGTACCTTGGCGACCATCCATTCTGTCTGCATCAAGACCAGAATCTACACCATCATTTCCAGAGTGCCAGATTTCATACCAGTTACCAAATACGTTTGCGGGACTATTATAAGAACCACGCAACCACATGCCTGCGCCAGTCGCTTGAGTTGCATCTGTAAATGCTAACTGTCTAACACCACCAAATGTAGCATCAAATTCTGAACCACCATTTCTGAGGGTAAGAACCATGTGCTTTGTTCCACCATCAGCAAGACCATCAGCAGAGTTATTTTTTGTTTCTGCAATAATACCAGCTGAGAATTCATCTGGTGATTGGTTTGCCTGAGGAGCGTCAGCGGATCTTAGTCTTAGCGTACTACCTGACTGGTTAGCGATACTGATATCATAGGTTCCAGATAGTCTTTCAACTGGCAGAGTACCAGCATTTTGGTTAGTAGAGTTTAGATAGAAGGAACCTTGAGCACCATCAAGAGTATCAGCATCAAGACCAGAATCTGGACCCGTGTTGATATCAATAGAACCATTTCCTGCTTCGCCAATAATAAACTGAGACTTCTTAAATCTAGCAACACCAAGAGTACCATAAGCATCTCCAGATGTTGTCAAATCTGAAACTCTATCAACGTCAATGGTGACGTTTGCGTATTGTCTTAGAACTGTCGTGACCTTAGCAAGGAGATTCAGTCCTGATCCACCACCAATTTCAGATGGAGCTGAGGAAACAACAAAGTCTACATTATTTTGTGAAGTATTTTGTCCGTAATCTTGTCCACCTGATGTAATAGTAACCTCAGTGACTGTTCCACCAGAAACTACAAGGTTCGCTTTTAGTCCAGTTCCAAGACCACCAGTTAAATCAAGTCCAAAGTATTGTCCATCATCAAATCCAGTACCACCATTTTGGATAACAATTTCTTCAACAAATCCACCTTGAGTTTGAGAAGATTCTACTGTTAGAGGAGATTTTCCTCTGTTAAATTCTATAACTGTATCAGCAGGAAGTGTTGCAGTTAAGAACTTATCTAATGTAATGGTAGTTTCTCCACTTTCTGTTAGAACTCCATCAATATTAGTATCAGGTTGAATGCCAGTAATCTGACCAACTTCATGACCCTTGAGGAAGTTTGAACTAGAATTAAAGATTAATGTTGAAGCACCGCTATTTGCCTGTACTTTTAGTTTTGCAAAATATCTGGTTTCTGGACCCTTAATTGTTTGAACTGCAGCAGCATATGCCTGGTCTCCTCTCAAGAATGTGAAGGAGTTGGCAGCACTATCAGCACCTTGAGCGTTGAATGCTAAACGTGCAGTGGAGATAACACCAGAGGTAATATCTCTTGCAGCAATTTGGTTGGAAGATAGAGATACCCAGTTACTTGGATTATCTGCAGAAGTATTAACAACACGATTAATATTAACTGTCTCTGCTGGAAGATCACTGGATTCAATTGTATCTGTATCTACAATCTTGATGTTGTTGACAATATCTCCATATAGTCTACTTTCAATCAAACATGTTGCGGTCGCTTGTGTTCCAGAACCAGCAGGAGCTGCGATAGTGATTGTTGGTGGTGTGGTGTATCCCTTACCTCCAACATATCCATTGAAAAGTTCAATTGTCATAATGACAACTTGACCATTTGCAATAGTAGTGGTAATGTTCGCGTCTACAGCTCCTGCCTGAGGATTACCACCAGAAACGGTGACAACAGGTGGAGTTACATATCCAGATCCACCGTCAGTGATGTTTATTTGATAAACAACACCCTCTCTATATTCAGTTGCTTGAATTTTACCACCAGATCCAGATCCAGTGAATACATCCCCAATAGTAAATTGTAGTGTTGGATCTACAGCAAAAGAAGCAAATAGACTTTCGTTGTCATTGTTTAGAATATAGGATGTGTTTGTATCTTGCTGAATCGCAATATCTCCAGCAAGTGCTCCTTCAATAGCAAGTCTTTCTGCTTGGTCGGCAACAGTATAAACTTGGAAAGGACGTAGAGGTGGAATCTGATCTTCGGAAATCTTACCAGAATCAGTAAGTTCAACCAGAGCTCTAGGAACTGGGTTCGTAGAGTATGGTTTGTTGATATAAGGACCGAGGTTATTTGTGATGAAGTCCTTAACTGCCTTTTGTGTAGGTAGTTTGGAGTCGGTGGCATTAGCACCACCAAGAGTGTTGCTGTTATCAAATCCAGTAACAACAACGTCTCCACCTTTCAGTTTGAGGAATTCAACTTCCGAAATTGTAACAGTACCAGTGAAGGTAATATTACCAGTTCTGTTTTCAATCTGTGCAAATGTACCAACCTTGAAGTCTCCAAGTTCGTCAGTACCAGAGCAATAAACCCTACCATAATCTTCAGAAACTTGCTCATTTGCTA